GGGGAATTACACGGTAAATGCTACACAGACCGGTGTTAGCGCGAAGGCGTACACGGTAATTCTGGATTGCACCACAAGCTGTAACAAAACCATTACCGTTAATCAGTTCGACTAATGAAGTTTGCGCTTAAAACAATGGCGGTTGTTGCGGTCCTTTCACTACCCTTAATTTTTCAATCAACTCCGACCGAGATCCTCAAGCTCAGGACGTTTGATTATTTTGTAGCTGAGTACGAGCAAAGCAATCATTTTGCTGTGCTAAATATCACAGAAGAAGATATTGAGCGTGAGGGCGGCTGGCCGTTGCCCAGAGCGCGGTTGGCAGAGATACAAAATGAACTGATTTCAAGAGGCGCTTTAGGAGTCGGCTGGGCGGTGGCTTTTCCGCAGCCAGACAGACTCGGTGGCGATGAAGAGTTTGCAAGATCGTTGCAGGGCAGTAACAGCGTACTCGCAATGTACGAAAATGAAGGCTCTGGATTTCCAGAAACCGTGGGCACCGTCATTATCGGAGATCCGGTTGGTGGCTACTCTGCATCGGGTGTCGTGCAAAACATTGAGGTGTTGCGCAATGCGGCATCACAAGGAATCGCTTCGGCGCCAGCAGACATCGATCAGCTAGTTCGTCGCATGCCGCTGTTGATGAAAACACCAGACGGTTGGGTGCCCGCATTTGGCACACAGGTTATGAAAGTTTTAGCCAATGCAGACACCTACCTCATCAGGACAAACCCAAACGGAATTGAAGAAATTATCGTCCAGGGATTACCCCCGGTAGCGACTGATTCCTTGGGCCGCAAGTGGATCAGCTGGGTGAACACGCACCAAACAACGCTTGCTGAGATGGATGTGCAGGACCGATTTGTCTTTATCGGCACTGACGCTGCGGGAATTATGCCGCAACTGGCCACGCCGGACGGACTGCTTGAGCCACACAAAATTCAAGCCGCTTTGGCGGAATCAATACTCATCACCGACAGCCCTAGAATCCCTGATTGGTCTTTAGCAGCAGAATTAGCCATTTTTGCGTTAACACTGGCGCTTGTTTGGGTCTTGGCGACAAAATTGGGCATAACTTTTGGCGTTGTATCGTTTTTTGCGATATTTGTCTCTACGGGCGCTTCTGGCGCGTATTCTATACAGCAGGGGGTGCTGTTAGACGTTACCTGGACCATGATTTCCCAGTTTGTGGGCGCTTCTGGCGCGTTTTACCTCAATTTCCGCACGCAATATCAGCTCCGGCAACTCATCAAGCAACAATTCGGGAAATACCTTGACCCACGAATGGTTAAGAAATTGCAGGACAACCCTGAATTGTGCCAAGTCAACGGGGCGAGGGTTGATTGCTCTATCATTTTCACGGATTTGAGAGGTTTCACTAGCCTTTCAGAGTCAGTAGAACCCGAAATGGTGACGTACATAATGAACAACGTACTGGACGTTCAGGTGCAAGCTGTTAATAAATATGGTGGCGTAACTGATAAATTCATCGGGGACGCGGGAATGTTCCACTTCAACACTATCATTCCACAGTCCGACCACCACAATCTCGCACTAGCAGCAGCGATGGAAATAGAAAAAAACATCCAAGAGCTTAATGTGCGCTTTGCTGAAGAAGGCATACCGGAAATAGCAATAGGCGTGGGTGTCAATTCGGGAATTTGCATCGCTGGCAACTTTGGCGCAACAGATAGATTTGCGTTCAGCTTAATCGGCGACCCGTGCAATATCGCCGCCAGATTAGAATCAGCGACCAAAGAAGTTGGCGTTGGGACATTGATAGGAGAAGAAACTGCACTAAATTGCAAATTTTTGCTAAAATCATTGAAACCCATAAGAGTGAAGGGCAAAAGCCAGCCTTTGAAGGTGTACACATATGCAGATTAGTCTCGTTCTCGGTTTCTTGCTGATTGCTACTGCTGGAGGCAGCTACTTTTATATCAACATGCAAAAAGCTCAAATCAGCCAGTTGCAAATTGAGCTACAAACTGCGGTTAACAATCAAGCAGTGTTAGAAAGTGCCATTTCCCAGCAGAATGAACAGATGCTAGAACAGCTTGAGTCTCAGCGTCAGAATCAGGCCCTCATATCAGAACTTTCAGAAGCTAACGATGAGGCGCGTGAAGAGGTTAATCAACTCAGGAACACCTTTGCGCGGCATGACCTTAATAACCTAGCCATCGCAAAGCCGGGGCTGATTGAGAAAATTGTTAACCGAGGAACGGCAAAGGTCCACCAGCAGTTTGTTGACTTAACGAACCCAAGGCAGTTTGATGAAATTTCTGCTTCTCAGTAGCATTATTCTCATTAGTAGCGGCTGCTCAATGTTTGGCGGTTCGCCAGCAGTGCCTGTCGTGGCTCCCGTTGAGGTCGTCACGATTACGGTGCCAGCACCCATGTACCACCCGCCTTTACCTGAAGGTTTAACACCCGCCGAGATCGAATGGATGGTGTTGAATCCCAGCATCATGCGTGAGTACATTGAAAATTATGATGCAGGAAATGCCCCGGCAGTGGCATATTACGGATTGACTGCTCAGGCGTATGAGAACCTGGCTAATAATCTCGCTGATATTAGGCGTTATATACGACAGAATCTAAACATTATTCAGTACTACCGTGAAAACGACCCAACTCGAAAGGAAGAGTAGCTAATGAACATATCAGCAGAAGGCATGGAATTAATAAAAAAATTTGAGGGTTGTGAGCTAGAGAGTTATCGGTGCAGCGCTGATGTCTCAACAATTGGGTTTGGTCATACCAAAGGCGTGAGCGATGGCGACAGCTGCACGCAAGATGAAGCGGACCAGATGCTGACCGATGATTTAGAAGAATTTGAAGGCTATGTGGATAAGCTGGTTACTGTTGATTTAGAGCAAAATCAATTTGACGCTCTGGTTGCTTGGACATTTAACCTGGGACCAACCAATTTGAAATCGAGCACGATGTTGCGAGTGCTCAATGAAGGAAAAAAGTCGGAAGTACCAGCGCAGATGAAGCGTTGGAATAAAGCCGCCGGCAAAACGCTGGATGGGTTAATCCGTAGGCGTAAGGCTGAGTCTTTGCTTTGGGAAGCCAAAGAATGGCGCGAGGTTTAATTTTTAGGTTATGGCTGAACTCTCACTAAAGGATTTTGACGTACTGTCTCAGCGAGACAAAACCGAAGCGGTTGCTCTTTTAAACAGATATGACCAGATAGAATTACAAGACAAGTGCCAGGGGGACTTTATTAGTTATGTAAAACAACTTTGGCCAGAATTTATTGAGGGGCGCCACCATAAAATTATTGGCGATAAGTTTAATAAGATTGCTCAAGGAAAATTGAAACGGCTGATAGTATGTTTGCCACCACGACACTCTAAATCTGAATTTGCCAGCACTTACTTCCCAAGCTGGATGATGGGTCTGCGCGGCGATTTAAAAATTATACAAACCACCCACACAGCGGAGCTTGCAGTTAGGTTTGGTCGTAAAGTCAGGAACATAATTGATAGCGAGGACTACCAGCAGATTTTCCCAGATTTAAAACTACAGCCTGATAACAAATCAGCCGGAAGATGGACCACAAACCAGGAAGGCGAAAGCTTCTACGCGGGCGTAGGCGGCGCGATCACAGGTCGTGGCGCGGATCTACTAATTATTGATGACCCTCACTCGGAGCAAGATGCTTTGTCACCGACAGCGATGGAGTCGGCTTACGAGTGGTACACGTCAGGGCCAAGACAGCGGCTTCAGCCGGGCGGAATCATAATAATAGTAATGACCCGATGGTCCACAAAAGACCTGGTTGGAAAAGTTTTAAAAAACCAGAGCGCAGAGCATGCGGATCAATGGGAGGTTGTAGAGTTTCCAGCGATTATGCCGGACACAGAAAAACCTTTGTGGCCAGAGTATTGGACAAAAGAAGAGCTGTTGTCTGTTAAAGCTTCGTTGCCTGTTTCGAAGTGGAACAGTCAATGGCTACAAAATCCTACCGCTGAAGCCGGAGCAATTGTTAAAAGAGAATGGTGGAACCGTTGGGAAGAAAAAGGCGTGCCGCCTTATTCGTATGTTATTCAGAGTTATGATACTGCTTTTAGTAAAAAAGAGACTGCTGACTATTCGGCAATAACGACCTGGGCAATATTTAAGCCTGGGATAGCTGGAGACGAAGATGCGGACCAAATAATACTATTAGATGCAAAAAGGGTGCGCGTAGACTTTCCTGAATTAAAAAAACTGGCTTATGAGGAATATAAATACTGGGAGCCCGATTGCGTATTGATAGAAGCAAAAGCAAGTGGTACACCTTTGACCCAGGAATTAAGAAGAATGGGCATACCAGTAACAGCGTACACTCCAAGCCGAGGACAAGACAAAGTGGCTAGGATGAACTCGGTTGCTCCAATATTTGAAAGCGGTATGGTCTGGGCGCCCGATGAAACATTTAGCGATGAAGTCATCGAGGAAATGGCAAGTTTTCCTTTTGGCGAGCACGACGATTATTGTGATAGCGCTACGATGGCATTAATGAGATTCAGGCAGGGCGGCTTTTTATCTCTTAATGAAGATTACCCAGACGAGGTAAGCTTTCTAAATAAGAAGCGCGTGGTGTATTATTAACGACTAACAAAAGTGTTACATTGAATTATGTCTATAGAAAAAAGAGAACAAATCGCAAAAGAC